CAACAGTAGGAGATAAGAAAGCCAATAAGATTTTACAAGAGCAAGGAGCTACATGGAAAACTGTTGTCGATGCTTATACAAATCAAAAGTTAAGTGAAGAAGTAGCTATTGAAAATGCACGACTAGCAAGAATACTTCGTGACGGTGAGTACAACTTTAAAACAAAAGAGGTCAAGTTATGGTTAGAGTAGATACAGTAAACAAACCTCCTCATTATAATAAAGGAGAGATAGAGACTATAGATTACATTATTGATGTACTAGGTGAGTATGAAGCAATCTCATATTGCCAAGGTAATGTAATTAAATACACAGGGACTAGGTTGTGGGAAAAAGGTAATCCTATTGAAGATGCTAAAAAAGCAGTCTGGTATTTAAATAAAATGATTGAACTGATGGAAAAAACAAAAGGGGTAAATTGGTAAATGGATTCATATCAACAATACATACACAAGTCACGCTACGCTCGTTGGCTAGAAGATAAAAATAGACGAGAAACTTGGTCAGAAACCGTAAGGAGATATACAGACTTCTGGGTAGAGAGGGGTCAAATAGATCAAGAAACATCAGACAGACTATATAAAGCTATTTATAATCAAGAAGTCATGCCTTCCATGCGTTGTCTTATGACAGCAGGTAAAGCACTAGCTAGAGATAACATGGCAGGATTTAATTGTTCTTATATAGCTATAGATAATGTCAGAGCGTTTGATGAAATACTTTATGTACTCATGTGTGGTACTGGAGTAGGTTTCTCAGTTGAAAGACAAGCAGTTAAAAAATTACCAGAAGTTGCAGAGGAGTTTCATGAAACAGATACTACAATCATTGTCAAAGATTCAAAAATTGGCTGGGCAAAAGCTTATCGTGAGTTGGTTAGCCTTTTGTATTCAGGTCAAATACCTTCGTGGGATGTTAGCCGTCTACGTAAAAAAGGTGAAAGGCTTAAAACTTTCGGTGGAAGGAGCAGTGGGGCTGACCCTCTTGTTGCTTTGTTTCATTTCACTGTTGCCACTTTTAAAAATGCTGCTGGGAGAAGGCTCACAAGCCTAGAGTGTCATGATATTGTATGTAAAATTGCAGAGATTGTTGTTGTTGGGGGTGTTAGGCGTTCTGCTCTTATCAGTCTTTCTAACCTTTCTGATGATAGGATGCGTCATGCTAAGTCTGGAAGTTGGTGGGAAACTGATACGCAAAGGGCGTTGGCTAATAATAGTGCTGTATACACAGACAAGCCAGACTTTGAAACCTTTTTGGAAGAGTGGACTGCATTATATAAATCAAAAGCAGGAGAGCGTGGTATCTTCTCAAGAGCTGCATCAAAGAACCAAGCAGCAAGGAATGGAAGAAGAGACATAGACCATAGCTTTGGTACTAACCCTTGTTCAGAAATAATATTAAGGTCTGCACAAGTATGTAATCTTAGTGAAGTTGTTGTACGATCTACTGATGACTATAGAGATTTAGAAGAGAAGGTAGAGATAGCTACAATACTAGGAACACTACAGTCTACATTAACTGACTTCAGATATGTAAGATCTATATGGAAAAAGAATACAGCAGAAGAATGTTTACTTGGTGTTAGTATGACAGGTATTATGGATCACCCAATCTTATCAGGTAAAACAGATAAAGGTTCTTGGTTTGATCATCCTAATCAACCTGATCTAAAAAATGTATTAGAAAGATTAAAGAAAGTATCTGTAGACACAAATAAGAAATGGGCTGCTGAGTTAGGAGTAAACCAATCAACAGCTATTACTTGTGTTAAACCATCAGGTACAGTTAGTCAGTTAGTAGATAGTGCATCTGGACTTCATGCTAGATTCTCACCTTATTATATAAGACGAGTACGTTCAGATGGTAAAGATCCTATATCAGCCTTTCTCAAAGATGCAGGAGTACCTTGGGAAAAAGATGTAATGAATAATGAGAATTATGTATTCTCTTTTCCTATGAAAGCTCCTGAGGGTGCAACTACTGTAGATGAGTTGAATGTTAAACAGCAGTTAGATTTATGGGACACTTACCAAGAAAGCTGGTGTGAACATAAACCTAGTGTAACAATTTATTATTCTGATCACGAGTTCCTGTCAGCAGGACAATGGGTTTGGGATAAACTAGATAGCTGTTCTGGTATTAGCTTCCTACCTCGTACTGACCATGTGTATCAACAAGCACCTTACGAAGCTATTGATGAAGAAACATACAAAAAGATGAAACTTGAATTACCCAGTGATATTGATTGGAATAGACTTGGAGAGTTTGAGAAAGAAGATACAACTACTGGTACGCAAGAACTAGCTTGTGTGGCAGGTGGATGTGAAATCTAAAGCTAAAGCGATATTGATATTGGAGGTAATAACCTGCCTCCATATCATCGCAAATGTATGGTTAAATCAAGGATTTATAACACTTTGATTTTAAACAAATAATTCTAAACTTCCCCTTAAGAGAAACAATATGCAAAATACACTATATATTTCAAAGGAAGTATTGAACCATTTTAAAGATATATTTCCTAATAGGCTGCCTATAATGCTAGGCACAACCCCTGAGGAACTAGCGTTTCTTCAAGGTCAACAATCTGTCATAAATAAAATGGAATCTATCC